CATTGTTAGCATTTAACAATATTCAAGATTTAACAAGTCCAAGCGTTTGGGAATTACCAGAAATGAACGATATAGATATTAGCTGGACTAAAAGTAGTGTTACAACATCAGCGGCATTAGCAACTACTGGTGTAACATATAGTTTCGGAATTTATTATTATTTATAATATAGTTTTATTATGGCAGTTCAAAAAGCAATGACTACTGGAACTAACGGAGTTATGGACTGGTTTGACAGAAATGCAACCAGTCCGTATTACTCGGTTTGTGAGATAATTAGTCCTACAAAAAAAGAGTTACTTTTTTCTTGTAATGAAGATAGCGTAGATAACGCTAGGCGAATATTAGAAGAAAATATATCTGCGTTTGAGCAAAACGGAGTTAATACTTTATATGCTTTAATTTTGCACCCTAAAAAAGACAAAACTGGATATATTACAATGAATACGCCAAGCCACGCAATGCTAAAATTTAGACCAGCAGAATTAGAGCAACCAATCTACGGAGTAGGTGCCTATACTGGTGGTGGTGGAAGCAATCGTTATGAAATGGAAAAAATAATGGAAAAGCTAAATTTATTGGAAAATAAACTAGCAATGGCAGAAGAAGAAGAAGATATTGTAGAAACTCCAGTAAATCCATTAAACGCAATGCTTCATAATATGGCTTCAAATCCGCAAGTGCAAGAGGCTTTAATAAGTGGTTTATTAGGTGTAGTAGGTGGTTTTTTAAATAATGGTAAGCAAATGCAAGGAGTAGCTGGTATTAATGTAACTGATGAAATTACAGAAGAATCATTAAAAATATTAGATAGCTTAATGAAAAAAGGTGTTAGTTTAGATCATTTAAGAAAATTAGATGCTATGCCTAACACTAAATTACAAAGTTTATTAATAATGTTATAATGGCAATAGATAAACAAACGCAAAAACTTTTATTATATGCTGCAATAGGTGGCGGTGCGTATTTTTTAATATTACGACCTTTACTTATTAAATTAGGTATATTGAAAAGTCCTTTAGAATTACAGCAAGAGCAAAGCCAAAAAGAAAATATTGATAGCTATGTTAATAGTTCATTAAAAACACAAACGCCTACCAAATCAAAAGGAGAATGGCAAATAATTGCAGATCAAATATATAATGATCTAAAATTTAGTGGAATAGCTGACAATAAAAGTGATGCTGGTTATCAAATAGCAAGAGTTCAAAATGATGCAGATGTCGCGTTATTAATACAAATTTTTGGAATGAGGCAAGAAAGTTTCTTTGGAGTAAATACTGGTGGATTGCAAAATTTACCACAATTTATTATTGGTAATCTAAGCAAAAGTGATATAGCTAAGATTAATGATAATTATGCTCGTAAAAATATTAAATTTAGGTTTTAACTAAAAAAAGAATTATGAAAAATAAAAGTACAATGTTATTAGTAGGTATCGGAATAGCTTATTTATTATACCGATTATATGCAAAAAAATCAATGGCACCAGTTAACACTGCAAGTGTTATACCAAATATATTAGATACAAACAATCATAATGTTGTTACTGCTCAATTACCTAATCAATTTTTAGTAGATACTATTAATACGACAGAGTTGGTAGATACGCCAGCTACATATCAAACTTTATATGGTAGAACAAATGTAAGAATTAATGGTACAACTTCAAGAGTACCAGCAACTTGCTAACACTTTTAACCTTTAAAAAATATTAATATGAGTAATTTTACTTTAAAAGCTGGATATATTGAATATGATGTAAACTTTATAACTTATGATGTAAACGGATTTGTAACAAGTAATTGCAATAGTATTACTTTTATCAATTACGGATCAAATCAAGTAACTATTGAAAGCGTTGTATTGCAACAAAATCAAAGTTTAGCAATAGACGGAAATGCTGGCGAAATAATGCACAAACAATTTTTAGCAACCTTTAGTGGTGCTGGTACTAATAATTTAGTAACAATAAAGAAAAATTACCTATAATATGAGTATGATAGGCGTAGATTATGGAGTATTAAACCAAAAGGGCAGTCCGTCTTGGTTTAGTGATATATATGCCAATATACCTACGGCTGGTTATATAGGTCGTATGTTTATATCTATTGATACATACGCATTTTATCGTGATACTGGTACTGGGTGGGATTTAATCGGTGGTCCAGGTACTGGCACCATAACTGGTAGTGGTACCAGTGGGCAAGTATCTTATTTTAATGGATCATCAACTTTAGCTGGTAGCAATAACTTATTTTGGGATATTACAAATAGTAGGCTAGGAATTGGAACTGCAACGCCTGGTGCATCATTAGATATACATTCTACTGGTACCAATGCACAATTTAATGGTACTGGTACAAATAATGCTTATTTAGTATTTCAAAATGCTGGTACTAGCAAATGGCGTATAGGCAATACTTATAATGCTGGTGCCAATAGTTTTGACATATATAATAATGGTTTAGCAAATACGCCATTATCAATTAATAGTGCTACTAATTTAATTACTTTATCTGCAAATGTAACAACTACTGGAATACAAGCTATACAAAATGGTTTAAATTTAGGATATGCAAGCGGTGGTGCTACTGCATCATATACAAATATGTCTGGATCAACTACTGGTATTAATTTTGCTTTAGCAAATGGAACTGGTGGTGCAAGTTTTATTTTTCCAACGGCAGCTGGTTATAATTATACTTTTCCAGCAACTACTGGTACCATAGCTTTGACAAGTAATATACCTAGTTTAGCTGGATATGTACCTTACACAGGAGCAACTGGTAGTGTAGATTTAGGTTTAAATAATTTTTCTGCACAGCAAATTAATATTAATGGAAATGGTACAAATAATGCAAATTTATATTTAAAACAAGGTATTGCATCTTTAGTAATTGCAAATGGATTTAGTAACATTTTAGCAACTGGAACTAAAATAGGTTTTCAAGTCGCAACAAGTGCAGTGGCAGCTTATTATGCTGATTTTCAATTTTCATCTTTAACTGCACAAAGAACATATACTTTACCAGATGCAACTGGAACTTTAGCTTTAACAAGTAATATTACATCTGCAATAAGTGGTACTACTAATAGACTTTCAAAATTTACCAGTGCAAATGTTATTGGTGATAGTATGGTAAGTGATGACGGCACTACTTTAACAAGTACTGGTGCAACTAGATCAAACTTATATATTAAAGCTGCAAACAATTCATACTATGGTCAAATAGCATTTACAAATGGTACAAACGCATCATATGGTGGAATTAGCTACAATAATGCTAGTCAATATATGCAGTTTGAAACAAATACTAGCGAATGGATGAGATTGACAAATGGTGGAAATTTTTTAATAGGAAGTACTACTGATAATGGTGATAAATTACAAGTTAATGGGAATGTTAATATTAGTGGTAGTTATATTACTAATAAAGGTGCTTCAAATAGCGTAGGTGCTGGTTCATTTATAGCATTCGTTAATTTAGGAAATCTATATCAAAATATTTTTCAATTAAACGCATCTTATGGTTTAGATTTATGGAACTATCAAGGTTCATTTACTAAAATTGGTAATTTTAATCAAACAACAGGAATTTATACTGCATTATCAGATATAAACAAAAAAAAGGATTTTGAAATAAGTACAATAGGATTAAACGCTATTATAGGTTTAAAACCTACTTTGTATAGAATGAAATTAGATAATAATACTAATAAACATTTAGGTTTTATTGCTCAAGAAGTTAAAGATTTTATACCACAAGCATATGTAGAAGATGAAAATTTTATAGGTTTAAATTATAATTCTATCGTAGCAGTATTAGTAAAAGCAGTACAAGAATTAAACGAAAAATTAGTAAGAAATAATATTAATTAAAATGAAACAAATACAACCAGTAACAATTTGGTATAATGGAATAATGGTAGCAGCTACAATATATAATATGACAAGTATTAGCGATAATTTAGTAGATAGTGCAACATTTTATTGGCAATTATATACTACTGAACAAATACAAGTAGCACAAGGTAATTTAACAATGGGAGATGCTGATTATACAAATTATTCAAGTAGTCCCGATTCTAATAATTATGCTTACGAGTGGGGTGCCACACAATTAAATTTAACCTTAGTTTAATCAAAACAATATAATATGGAAAACCAAAAAGCCCTTGAATTAATTAAAGCCTTAATTGATGAATCAATTAAAAAAGGTGTATTACTAAACATTGATACGGCCGTACAAGTCGCAGAAGCGTTTAATACAATCGTAAAGGCAATTCAAAACAATGCTTCAAATGAATCACAAATTGATTAAGATGAACGAAAAAAATGGTATAAGCGGATCGATTGCTAGCGTAGGTACTTATCTATTAAGTATTAACCAAATAAACGCATATATGTCTTTATTTTTGGGATTACTCTCTGGCATTAGTTCCATTTATACCATTTTATATTTTTACAATTTAAACAAAAAGAATAATGAAAAATCCTAAAACAACTATATTCGGTTTACTTGCTGCTATAAGTGGCTATTTTGCAACTGCTAGCACTGGTAAAGTACAAGTTATTGCTCAAGCAATAGCTGGTATATCTACATTTTTACTTGGTGGCGTAGCACAAGATTATAAAAAAAATAATTAATTAACTATATGGCTAGTAATAAAAAAGTATTAGCTACTTTAGTTATAACATCAATAATTTTATATATGTTACGCAAACGAATAGCTATGGCTTTAAATAATACGCCTTTTGCAGTTATAAGCGATAAGATATTTAATTTAATATCTAGTTTAGAAGGAAAATATCAAGCAGTACCAGTATGGGACTATATGCAATATTCAGTGGGTTATGGATCTGGTTATAATTGGGATCAAAAAAGACCAGTTATTAAAACTGATATTATAGATCAAGCAACGGCAAAAAGGTGGCTTATACAAGAAGCTCAAGATAAATATATATTTGTAATGAGTAAGGTTAGAGTGCCAGTTACCGATAACCAGTTATTAGCAATGGCTAGTTTAACCTATAATATAGGGGAAAATGCTTTTGCTACCAGTACACTACTTAAATTACTTAATGAAGGGCAAAATAAAGACATTGTAGCTAACCAATTTGATCGTTGGGTATATGCTGGTGGAAAAGTCAGCGAAGGCTTAAAAAACCGCAGAATCGCTGAAAAACGACTATTTTTATCATAGGTTGGGGTTTTTGCATAGTATAAAGGTAAAGGGGTATTTCTATACCCCTTTTTTTATATATATACGTTCTACATATAATCTAGTATCCTTTTCGTACAAATTAAAATACTCGGCATCTATTGATCTAGCAAAATTTATAAAATTGTTAATATTTGATATATTACGATATTTACGGATTGGCTGGCTATTATCTTTCCAAAAAACAATAGCACTATACAAGTTTTTAGCCATTTTAAAGGGGTTTATTGTTTATAGCAAAGTATCTTACATTATCTTGGGTTACTGCTTTTATTTTGCGTTTAACTACTAGTGGTGCAACTGCTCTAAGAATTGTAAATCTTTGCCATTTAGTAATCTCTTGCAAATCCTTTAAACTTACTACTTTGCGTTCTAATATAATAAAATAAATTTTTGTTTTATTTGTCATAGTGGTATATTTGTAGTGAAAAGTGTTAGAGTAGGCAATCATTGTCTATTTTATAGTCAGCGAGAAGTCAGCATAAAAACTGGCTTCTCGTTTTTTTATGACTACAAACTAACCATTAGTATTTTGTTATTTTTAAATTATTTATTATATGCTCAATAAAAGCTATTAACATTATATATAATGCAAATAATATAGCTAGTGGAAATAACACAAATATTAAATAAAGTCTTTTTAAAATTATCATATATCGCGATTTATTAGTTTATAAAATAATGTTTTTGCTAGTTCCCAAATAAATATTGTTATTATAATTTTCATAATATTTTATAATTGTTTTTATTATCTTTTACAATATAGTTTTTACTAATCCACAATTTAATTAAGTTTTTAGCATATGCTTTACTAGTGGCAGTTCTTTCAATAATTTCATTAGATATATCATTATAAGACATTGGCATTGTAACTATTTGATGTAGCAATCGTTTACTTTCAATTTCATCTAATTCAGTAGCTTTTTTACCAGTGCTTTTTGGTTTGTCAGTTTCAATTTGTTGAAATAATCCGTTAAAATTCATCAAAGTAATAGGCTCAAAGTCGGAATCACTACGCATAAAACGGCTAGAAAGTACATAAGTATTTTTATCTTTATCCTTTGTAATATCTAAAGTGGATTGAGCAAAACGATCACTAGCACTACCAATGTGTCCAGTAGTGGCTAAATTACTTTTAGACTGGTGTAAAACTGATATTAGCAATATATTATAATGCTTTGTTATCTTTTTTAGCCAGCTAGTCAATAAACTACTTTCCTTTTCATCATTGTAATTTATTAGCAAATCTAAAAGTCCATCCACAATCAATATAGAGCAATCTAGGTTTAATTCTAAATACCTTTCTATCATTTGCTTTATAGCATTACTGGAATCTTCGCGTACTTGAAAAGCATCAAAATAAGGTGGCAAATCGTTAATTTCTGCAAATCCTTTAATTTTATTAATAGTCCTATAAAAGTCGTAGTCGCTACTTTCGGTGTCAATTAAACAAATTTTTGCCCTATTGGGGGGTGTTTGTAATTTCATTGAGAAAATATCATAGCTATTAAATACACTACTTATCATAGCACAAATAAAAGTTGATTTACCAGCTTTTGTTACGGCAACCCAGAAAATATACAAAAGTTTTGGAGTGATCCAATATGTTTACCTTGTATAGTAAATATAATGTTTTCCTTGCTTGGTATATAGACTGGGTTGTATTTGCGTTTTTCTAGTAATTCATCAATGTTTATTTTATAGTCAGTATTTTCCACATTTATAAATTTTCAAGTAAAGCACAAACTAAAAAAGCAATTATTATAAATAGTATTGCATTTCCATTAATGGTTATAAATAACCACTTCGTTATCTTTATCATTTGTTAAGGTTTTTGTTTTTTCTTCAATTTTGTTTAAAAAATCAATAGCGTCTAAAATACTATAATTCATTAATTCAATATTGCTATCATTTATATTATTTGATAATCTAGCTTTATAAATTTCAAGTGCAAAATGTTCAAACTTACTTAATCCAGGAATAGGTACCACTAAACGTTTAAAATTGTCTTGTAATGGTACTACTGGATAAGCTGGTTGCGTTAAATTATTCATTTGTAATAGGTTTAATAGGTTCTGCTTCGTAAATTTTATAATCTGGTTGCGTAGGTTTTACCTTAAATTCATTTTTCCACATTGTATATAGTTTTCCTTCAATAGTAAAACTGATATAGGTTTTGCTATTTTTTGTGGATTTGTCCCAAGCACCAATACTTTGTTTTTTTTCAATTTCGTTTTGCATTTTTTTAAGTTTTGAGTTTTTGCTAATAATAAAAAGTAGTTCATAATTTATTGTGTTAAAAAGTCTATATGGCATTTTGCACTGGTTAAAGTACTATGCTCGGACATATCCATTTGAACAATATAAACTTTTGGAGTTAAGTGATCGTATAAGGTTTCAAAAATAATATAACCTAAATAATAAATTTTTTTCATTTTATAAATTTTTTAAGTGTTGGTTCAGTGATGATATATCTTTTTCGTATTGATCTATGCTATCTTCTAAAATATTAATTATTTCACTAGGCAGATGAAATGGTAGCATATCATTTGTAATATGCACCATTTTAACTTCTGCATCATCACTAGCAGTAAATAAAATTGAAACATCTCGATACTGGGTAAATTTGTAAATTTCAACCAGCTTTTCTTTTTTTCGTACAATTTTTTGAATTTCAAGCAATACGGCGTTGGTATTACTCAATGAGTGGTAATTGATCATTTTTTTAAATTTTATAGTCAGTAAAATAGAATAACGATATAAAATAAAGGATATTATATCAAACTACCAAAATATTTAATATAATATCTAATTTTAAAGGTCAAAAGTATTAAAATAATAGTGTTTTAGGGGTATTTCTGTTTTATTAGATTTCTTGTTGCGAGCTTATGCTCGGCAAAAGCAAATCTAATAAAAATAAAACAAGAAAAAGACATATACCCGATTTTTTTTTCCACAAGCATAAAAATTTAACATTTGAGGTCATTTTTAAGCCTATTTTATGATTTTATGAACAAAATCAATAAAATTTTGTAATTATAATATATTGCCTTAATTTTATGGTAATTAGATTTTTATGAACAAAAAGAATTGGTGGTTACTTCCAGCAACAATTATTGGGTATTTAGTTTATAAAAAGTATGTATTAGCAAAAACAATTTCAGTTTTTTTTAAGTCGATAGATTTTAGCAGTATGAGTTTATTGTATCCTACAATTAATATTGTAGTACAAGTAAATAACCCAACTGATATAACGGCAACAATTCAAAATATAAAAGGAGATCTATATTTGAACAATGTATATGTAGGTAATGTAATAGGTATAACGCCTACAACATTAGTAACTGGTAGTTCTACTTTAAGAATACCAGTAACTTTATCATATACTGGTGTAGCATCTTTGATAAAAGGTATAAAAACTGGCGGAATAAATTTAAGATTTACTGGTAGCATAATGGTTGATTTAATAACATTGCCTTTAAATTTTGAATATAATTTATGATAAGTAAAAGAATGGTTCTTCAAAAACTAGAACCTTTTACAAATTTTAAAAAAGTATTAATTGAGGATCAAAATACTAGCGATATAATTCAAGGTATTTTAGATAATCATAATAACTACGAAAAAGAGTACGATAAGATAAGCGAAATGTTTATCGGAGATAACGAGGTAGAAACGGCAAAGAATGTTTTTAAATTTTTAAAAGATAATGTTCCTTATTATGTCGAGCCTATTGAAAAACAAACTTTAAGAAGTCCTAGTGCTATTATAAGTATAAAAGAAGGTGCTGACTGCAAAAGTTTCGCCAGTTTTATTAACGGCATTATGAGTTCACTCAATAGAAAAGGAATATTTAAAGTACCACTGGCTTACCGATTTGCTAGTTATAGATATGATACAAGAGAACCACAACATGTTTTTAGTGTATTATATCCTTCTACTAAAAATGAGGTATGGGTAGATCCAGTTCTAAATAAATTTGATCAAAGAAAGGAACCAGTATTTATAAAAGATAAAAAAATAAAAATGGCACTAATAGCAATGTCTGGAACATCATCTCAAGCAACTGCATCTCTACAAGATATGCAAGATTATAGGGATAAATTAGTAGGTTTAAAAAATAAGTATTTGAATAGTGGTGTAATTACGCCAGGAAGTGAAGAAGAAAATCAATATATTATGGCAATAGATAAAGTAACAAAATGTATTCAAATGGCAAGCATTAGCGGTGTGCCTTCAATATCAAGTAATATTGGTGTTATTGATTGGGGTAATATTTTTGGAAAATTAGTAGATACTGGTGCTAGTTTAATTACTCAAAATAACCAGCCTAGTTATAGTGGTAGTCAATACCAAATGCAACAACCAACTGCTAGCACTGGAATTAGTACAAATACATTATTAATGATTGCGGCTTATGGTTTAGTAGCATATTTAATTTTTAGAAAAAAGTAAAATGCCAATAGTATTACCGCCAGTAGATCCAATTAGTATAGGAATAGACGTAGTTTTAGCTGCTATCCCTTTTATAATTGAATCTATTAATAGAGGTAAACCTAATCCAAATGATTGGAAAGGCTGGAATGCTTTGGACGGAAAAAATGGTATGCCAATAGGTACAAATGCTGTAAGCTGGATAATTAAAGACGGACAAAGTATTGAAAATGAAGCACTTAATATTTTACAATACATAAATAATTATGGCACTGGTAATGTTCTTACATATAATACATATTTTATGAGAACTATTACGCCAAACGATCTAGCAAATAAATTGCGTAGAGGTGGATATATTAACGAAGCAAATCAAATATTGCAAAAAACAAATATACCAGAGCCTATTAAAGCAATAAGTGATGTAATAACAAATTTAACAAAGAGTCCAAGCAAATTAATTTTATATATTGGCATAGGACTAGGTTTATATTTAATATTAAAAAATAAAAAATGAAAAAGGGAAATTTAATTTTTATCGTAGGGGGTTTAGGTTTATTATATTATTACTTTACTCGTAAAAAAACAACAATGTTGCCACCAGCTAAGACTTCTTATCCAGAGGGGTTAAATGAATTAGATTTTGTAGCTAATGGCGTAGAAACTGCACAATTATATCAAGGTCAATTAAGACCAATGACTGCTGCTTATGCTCAAAGATATGCACCAAATCATTGGGCTATTACTAAAATTATACCAGATGTAGTTTATAGAAGCATCCCAAGAGGTTCAGTATTAGATATTTAAAATAAAACAAATGACACAAGCACAAAAAATTGCGAAAGCAAAATTTAAGCAAGCTATTGCGTATAGACAAAAGACTGGCGTTTCATTAAAAGAAGCATTTTCACATATATACGGAAAAAAAGTAAGTGCGGTAAACAAATCTGCTAAGAAAAAAATTGGTGCTTTGCCTATTGGTTTTAGAGGTTCTATTTATGATATTGGATTTAAAATAGTTAATCAATATGATATTTATAATGATGTTAGTGCAATAATGGAAGATACTACAAATGGTAATAGAATAGTAACTTTTGACGGCAAAGGAAGTCCTAAAAATAAAGCAGAAGCTATTGTAAGTTATATTAGTAAGAATACAAATATACAAGGTGGATATAGAGATGATAAGCAATTATATAGTAGAATGTTAAAATTTTCTACTAATATGCAAAAAGAAGTAAAAGATTTTAATAGTGGTAAAAAGAAAACAATTAAAAAAGAGCCGTTTAAAATACCAGTACCAAAAAATATTAAAATGCCTAAAAAAAAGAAAGTAGCTAAAAAAGTAATTCGTAAAAAAGTAGCTAAGAAAAAATTAAGTAAAATAGATTACGATAAACGTTATCAAGCTAAAAAACCTGGTAAGCGTAAAAGTGCTAGTGGTAAAACTTATTACGAAAGTAGAGAAAATCGTAGCGACAAAGGAAAATTATTAGGAATAGGAAATATTAACAAAACAAAATATTATATATAATGGAAAATTTAGTAATAGGTTCAAAATATGCAAATTGTTATTATGTAACATATCCTTACGGAAGCCAATTAAATTTCTTTGCAACATCACCTACGGCATTAAAAGATGGTTTAAAATATAAAAAACATTCATATCAACCAAAAGTATATGAATTAATTACTTGGACTAAACAACCTAAATTTAAAGTATTAGCAAAAAAAGATTTAGAAGTATTATTGAATACTTATTAATATTTTATGTATATAATAACTACATATACAAAAAATAAAGCTAAAAAATTAAATGTAATTGTATTATCTAGCGATAAAAAAAATAAAAAAATAGATGTATATGATGTATATGGAAATTTTATAGTTAGTGTCGGAGATCCTAATTATTTAGATTATCCAAATTATACAAAAAAATACGGAAAGAAAATAGCAGATGAAAGAAAACGATTATATAAAATAAGACATAAAAAAGACAGATTAATAAAAGGTACTGCTGGATATTATGCAGATCAATTATTATGGTAAATAAAAATTTTCTCATAAACAAAAATTAAAAATCAAACAAAATGGCAAGAAGAAAAAGAGCAACTAAAAAAAGTAGCTACCGCAGACGCAGAATGTCTGGAGTAGGTGCAATGGGTAGTCAAGTTACTGGTGCATTATATACAATCGCTGGTGCTGTTGCCGCTGGTGCGGTAACAAAATTTTTACCCTTAACTATGAACGAAAAGCTAAAAGCAGCAGTTCCAGTAGTAGTAGGTATTATGTTACCTAAGTATTTAAAAGGTAATATCGGACAAGGCGTAGGTGCTGGTATGGTCGCGGCTGGTGGTCTTAAATTAGTACAATCATTCGGAATCCTTAATGGAATCGGTGGTGGTTATGCTGGTTATCAAGTACCGCAAGTATCTGGATCATATAATAATGCTGGTTTAGTAGATACTAGCTATATGACACCTTCTATTGCTGGTATGGACGAGGCGAATTGTTAATCTAACACATTTCACCTTTAATAGATAAAATTTAATAAAAAATAAAAATTAAAAAACAATGGCAACTCAAATGGGACAAAGAATGGTCTTTGAAAATGCAAAAGCATTAGTAAGAGGTCTAGGATATAGCGTAGATCAAGCAGTTCTTACGCAATCATATTTACGCAGTGAGGTAGCATTATCTACTTCTATTGCAAACTATCATTTACCAGTATTGGTTAATGACACGCAAAATGGTGCCGTTCGTGTAAACGAAAAGCGTCTAAACTTACAAGATATATTTGTAACTAGCGAAATCGCAGTTTTAATTGGTGTAGGTACTGGTACCAGCACAAAAGCACCATTATATACTTATCCAAATTCAGTTATTTTTACTTCAACAAGTGATGATGATTTATGGAGTATCTATAATGGATCATTAAATTTAACTATTAACAATAGTCAAGTTTTACCAGCTTGGGACGTTTATCGTCATTATTTTGTACCACAAACACAAGGTGGTGTAGGTATTACTGCACAAACTATTTTTCCAGTAGATCAAAACAATGCAAGTGATGATGCTTTCTATCCAGTAGAACCAGGCATAGTATTTAATGGTGCTGCTAACATCAATTTCCAATTAACGGCGAATGGTGCACCAGCAACAATTTTGACTAATAGTTTTATTTGCGTAATTCAACGAGGCATTCTTTTACAGAACGTCACAACGGTTAAGTAATTAATGATATGCTTTGGCGAAGCTAAACGCTACTGCCAGCGGTCAGTAACTACCGCTATTTTTTAAATTATTAAAAATAAAGATATGCGTATTAAAAGATACCAAGCAGTCGAGATTAATGTGCCAAGTGGAAGTACACTAACTTTCTTTTCGTTCACTGATCAACCACAGCTAAGGAATGCTAAAATACAAGGTATTCAAGTATATACGCCTACTGCAATTACAAAAACGCCTTTAAGTGGTGCTACCCCAGTTACATTAGCAGACTTAAAGCAATCGTATTTAACATTGTATCAAGGCGACTTACAAATTATATATAGATTACCATTGTTAGCATTTAACAATATTCAAGATTTAACAAGTCCAAGCGTTTGGGAATTACCAGAAATGAACGATATAGATATTAGCTGGACTAAAAGTAGTGTTACAACATCAGCGGCATTAGCAA